TGGTGTAACAGGAGCAACGGGTCGTACAGGAGTAACTGGAGTAACTGGCGCAACGGGTGCTGGATTAACAGGAGTAACTGGAGTAACTGGTATTACAGGAGTAACTGGTGTAACAGGAGTAACTGGAGCAACAGGTGCTGGAGTAACTGGAGCAACTGGAGTAACTGGAGCAACAGGAGTAACTGGAGTAACTGGAGCAGATGGACCATCGATTTGGGTTAATACAGCAACAAGTGATTTAAATATGAGTATATATTCAATATCTACTCAAAGAATTATTTCAAGGGATTATCTTGTTTTAACTGGAGATAATGAACTTATAATGAATGGTGGTGTTGCTAAAATACACTGTATAAATAGTACTGAGATAAAAGCACCATTTTATAAAGTTTATGGTAACAGTTTAAGTAATTATATTTGGAAAGGGTGTTATTTTTCACCAAATAATATAAGTGAAGTAATATATTGTGATTCTTCAAATTTAAGTGTTAAAAGCGGTTCTATAATTTGGAATCCTGGAACAACACCTACTGTTGAAAATAAAGGATTATGTACTATTAATTGTGGAACAATAAATATAAATGCGAGTTTACAAATTAATGGTTCATATGGTTCATCAGGACAAGTGTTAACTAGTAATGGAACAAGCGCAAGTTGGGTTACTCCTACCCCTGCTGGATTAACTGGAGCAACCGGAACAACCGGAGTAACTGGTGTAACAGGAGTAACTGGAGCAACGGGTGCTGGAGAAACTGGTGTAACAGGAGTAACTGGAGTAACAGGTGTAACAGGAGCAACCGGAGCTGGATTAACTGGAGCAACTGGAGCAACCGGAGCAACTGGAGCAACTGGTCCATCGGTTTGGGTAGGTACAGCAATAAGCAATTTGTCTATGGATATATATTCAATTATAGGGTCTACTATCGATGCTTCATATACATCTTTAAAAATTGGAGGAAACACTGCTACATCAGTAGTTATAGGAAAAGAATCAAATATTACTAATATAATTGGTAATTTTCAAATAAATAGTAGTTCTGGAACTGCTGGTAGTGTATTAACAAGTAACGGTATTGGTGTTGCTCCAACATGGAATAATATATCAGGATTAAAAGGAAAAGCATTAAGTGACATTGATATGAATAATTATTCAATCACTAAAGTAACCACCATAAGTACTGATAGTCAAATAAATATAAACGGAAAAGTTGTTTTTGATAATCCGCCTACTGTACCTATTAATCCTATTTATGGTAGTGACGCAGCACCAAAAGGATATGTTGATTCACTCGTAGGTCAATATGGTGGCTCTTTCAATCTTTTTTTAAATTTCACCGTTGCGGCAACATCGCCACCAGCGGGATATAAACTATTTTCGCCAACCATAACAACCGCAAATACAAGTTCAGTTCCTATTACTATAACTGGTTCAGCTCCATTCGGAGTACAATTGGTTGCAAGATTTATTACAGAACCATTAAATTTGGATAGTCTTCCTGCTGGTGCTTGGGTTTTAAATATTAACGGACAAACTACGAATATAGATGTACCTGTTTCTTATGTTATGAGGGTATTTAAATATTCTGTTGTAACTGGAGAATCTCAAATTGGAAATGATGCACAATCAACTGCTATTTATTCTACTACAGTTGGAGATTATTATTGTACTTTGATTGTTCCTACAACGCCACTTTTTAGAACAGATAGACTTTCAGTTAAAATATATGTTTTAAGAAGTGATAATATAAATCAATTATTACCAAATCCAACAATTACAACTTGGTTTGAAGGTATTTATTATTCATATGTATCTACTTCGCTTAATGCTGGAACAACTTTGCTTACTTCCAATAATATATGGACTGGAACGAACAATTTTTCAAGTACAGTTAATTTTTCAACTAATAATATTACAGCAACAGCAATAAATTCAGTAACTCAAATATATAATAACTTAACCACAGGCACAATAAACATAGGCGCTGGTTTAATATCAGGAACTACGAACATATGTAATACAAATACTTATGAAGGAACTATTAATATAGGTGCTACCGCACACGTAAACGGTTCTTTTGCGACAAAAAACGTAATAAATATAGGTTCATCTACATCTTTTTTGAAAATTGGTTCACCAATAATTCCCAATTATGATGATAATTATACAAATTCGACTGGGACAGGAAATCAAAGAACTATAGGATATATTTATGATGGTGTACCAATAGCAACGGGGACTCCTTATGTAAATGGTACACTATTAACAAACTCTACTATAATGGTTCAAGAGAAGGGTATATTTGCTGTGTGTGGAACTATTGGTTACAGGCCGTCCGTGGCTGGAACATTATATTTTGTTCGAGTTGATGTAAGAGACCCCTCTAATAATGTGATGGTTATGAATGGGTGTACAAGTAATCAATCAGGAACACTGCCAGTAGCACAATATGTGTGTCAAGTAAGCGGATTTTTAGTAAATGTAAACACAAATACCTCATTTACTTTAAACACTGCATTATATTTTACATCAGGAACATGGGCTACTCATAATAATAATTTTGATTATAGATTGATAAGAATAGCATAAAAATAATTAGTAATATTTAACAATTCCTACAAATTATTCACTTTTGGTTGCATATACTTTATTTATCCGCCTAATACACGTAAATAATAAATATTATTATTATAATGAACTTGGATTTAGATATAAATAACTATAAAATAACAGATTTAGAAAAGTTTTTACGACTTCCTCCAAGTTACACAGATTCTATAGTTATTGAAAAAGAACAACGAAAACGGTCTCAAATATTGAAAAGCGATGAAATACCCCAAGAAAACAAAGACGAAATTGTTGCGTTTTTGAATAAAGCGAAAAACTTATTGATAAAAAACAAAAAGGAAGAACCGATTATAAAACGCGAGGTTATACCCATAGTTCACACAAAACAAGAAGAGTTTATACCAAGTAATTTAAACCCAATTGAGAAAAAAACAATTACAAAATCATTATGTATAGATAGTTTGTTTAGAGAAAATTACGATAAAACAAAATCAACGGATTATATTTACAAATTACCCGTATACATTAGTAATGTGGTATCGTTACAATTAACTTCATTTGAATTCCCCAATATGATTAATTCTTTTTCTACTGAAAATGGTTCAAATGAATTTGAAATCGGACTGTACAATGTGAATAATGGAGATTATGATGTGAATGAAAACCCTATATTTTCAGATATATCCCATACGATTGTTATTCCAGATGGAAATTATATGTCCGACACATTTCAGACAATGTTAAATAATCTTTTCCAGAATTTAGATAGTATTGGATTGAATTTTTTAAAAGTAGAAATAAATCAACAGACCAATACAATTATAAGAATTAACAATTCAACGATAGATACAACAGCAGGTTTTTTTCCGTATGACCCGAATGATAGTTTTTACTCTCCTGAATTTTACTTTAAACTTAATTTCGCAATTAAAAACAAGCCATTGTATAAAACGGCAGGTTGGATGATGGGGTTTAGAAATGAAACATATACTATTACAAAAAATAATATATATAACGATTTGATTAGTTTAGTACCAACCACCATATATGAAGGTTATTTAATTAGTGAATCGTCATATGGTAGTACGATTGATAATTATATTTTTGTCGAAATAGATGATTATAATAATAATTATTCAACAAATAATGTTATATCTACAAATACAAACTCATATATAGGAAAAAATGTGTTGGCGCGGATAGTCATAACCAGTGGTTCCTATACAACCATAACGGATAATGCGAGCGATGGCATATTTAAAAAAAGAGAGTATTTTGGTCCTATAAAACTAGAAAAGTTTAGAATACGTTTATTAAACCGATTTGGGGATGTAATACAGATAAAAAATAATGATTTTTCATTTGTATTAGAAATAAAACAAATTTATTAATATATTTTTGTAAAATATAATACATCACTATAATATATAATGGCCGTATCTAATATTAATTTTGTATTAAGCGCACTTGAACAAGATTTTAGTTCTCTTCTTGCAACAATTGAACAAGCAACACCAGGTACATTACTAGTAGATGCTACAGCAGTACAAAATGTTACCCGCTCAAGAGTTAGGTCTACATTTAAATTTCAAACTGATTCTGATGATTTAAATGATTTATCAGGCGCAGATGTTAAATATTACGTTCGCTCTTCGACCGATTTGGGATTAGACGCATCTTCGACCTATATGGGATTGGACGCATCTTGGAATCCAATGAGTGACACCGTCGTACAAACGGGAATGGTTGCTACAACTGGTTCTAATGGTGCATCATTGAATGATATGAGTCCAAGCGCTGATTATTTACGTCATTTAGCCGATGTATTATTTGGTACTCATTTTGGGGTAGATTTGTTCACTAATGAAACCGCAATTATAGACAATATTATTGCGGAAAGTCAAGGAGAAGTACAAGGGCATTTCATTGCTGCTGCTTCAATGACAAATGCTGATAATACGAGTATTAACTTAACCCGCGAACTTATTAAGCAAATATTTGATACTTATCCTCAAAGATTTCAAGATGTAAGCGCAACTTATTTAGAACAATCAGTTCCTATTGAAACGGGTGATTCTATTTCATTCCGTATTATTGTTCGTGCTGATGGTGACCAAGCATTAGTAACAGGTATTACTAATATTCGGGATGCTGTATTAGATGTAAATATATCTCCTCCTCTTACAAAACTTGATAGAGTGTATGGTATTAAATTTCTAGTTGTTGCTGATTCATAAAAATGTTTATTATATTATAACAATGGTGGCCAAAACTTTATTTACTACGAATGTTCCAAAAGTAAATGTTAAAAATGTTTATTTAGCTCCTACGGTTACCGATGTAACCACGGTACCCATTGTAGTGAATGAAGATATATATCAGACTTTATCGGAATTCTCAATTACAATACAAGATTTATTGTATAATTTTTCATTGGGTAATTTTGCTTATGTAACTTCAGTATTAACGAATCGATATTATAGAACCTTGTCTATAAAAATATCTCGCATTATCTATCTTGATTATCCTATTTATGAACAATTGAGACTAAGTATTAAACAATCATTACAAGGATTATACAAAGCGATTATTCAATATAGTGTATTAAATGAAACAAAAATAAAATTAGAAGCAGCAACCGAACAAGTAAGCATATTGAATGATCCTGAAAGATTAAAAGAATACATTAATGGATTAAGAGGGTCTAGTTATCTTTTACCAGATTTAATTATTAAAGCTCCCTTGGCAATTATTAAACAAGAGTACGTTGAATACATTAAAGCATACGGATATCCTGCAGGAGGCATCTTTGATATGGACAGGTTGGCCGAGATTTTAATAAGATTGTCGTATTTAAGTTAAAAACTTTGAAAAGAAAACTTTAAATTTTTCATTTTTGTTTTATTAAAAATAAAAAATGAAATATTATTTATAAAAACATTTTGAGAAATAAAAAATTATTAAGTTCCCCCCCCCGAAAAATATTGGAAATAGTCAACATTGAAAAAACAATGCCAGTAACAAAAACAATAAAAAACAATAATGGGCGATTATCTTAAAAGGTGTGTATCATTGTTTTTATTTTCCCGAAATAATTTTCCAATATTTTTTAGTTAAAAACAATATAAAAACAATGTTTTAATAGTGTATATGCCCTCTTATTATTGTGTTTGTTGTAATTTTACAACACTGTTAAAGAGCAATTATACGAGTCACCTTAAAACCAATAAGCATATTGTAAATAGTCAACCTAAAGTCAACAAAAGTCAACATCGAGTCAACATAAAGTCAACATCTAATCAACAAAAGTCAACATTTAGTCAACATTTAGAGTCAACATTTAGTCAACATCAAGGAAATACCGAGTCAACAACTTTTCATCATCTAGAAAATCCACACCTAACCCAGAGCCAACAAAAAAACAATATCGAGTCAACAAAAAAACAACAAAAAGTCAACAAAAAGTCAACATCTAGTCAACATAAAAACAACATCGAGTCAACATCTAGTCAACATAAAAACAACATCGAGTCAACATCTAGTCAACATAAAAACAACATCGAATCAACCGCATTATTTGTATGTAAATATTGTGAAAGAAATTTCAAATTTAAACAATCAATGTACAGGCATATAAAATATTCTTGCATAAAGAATAAAACAGAGGATTTAACTGAATTAGTACGATTGTTAAACAATCAACTAGAAAATCAACAAAATCAACTAGAAAATCAAAATAATCAGTTACAAACACAATCGAAACAAATTGAAAAACTAATGGGAAAATTAGAAATTAATAGTTCCTTTAATAATAATACAATCAATAATAATAACATTACATTGTTGAATTATAATGATACGGACGTCTCTCATTTAACAGATGATGATTACAAGAAATGTATTAAGAAAGTTTGTTTTTGTGTGATGGGATTAATTGAAAAGGTTCATTTTAATCCGGATAAACCCGAGAATATGAATGTTTATATTTCCAACATAAAAAACAAATATATGATGATTTATCAAAATAATAAATGGAATCTAACAAATAAGAATGAACTCGACCGTTTGTATGATGACAAGGAGCTTATGATTGACCAATGGATTGAAGAAAACAAGGACCCCGAGATGGAAAAGTTTTTCAATCGTTATTTGGATTTGAAGAAGGATGATAAAACGATGCAGATGATTACAGATGAAATAAAACTATTAATGTTTAATAACAAGAATTTAATTGAATAAATAAAAATTGAAGGGATCATAAATGATAATATAATAATAAAAAAATGGAAGACTCTGAACTTATCAATGATTTTTATGAAAAAACAATGATGTATATTCGTGAAACTAACAATACATATAATTGGATAATAAATCCAAGAGAAAAAATAATATTTAGTACGAAACACCCATTTTTAAAATATAAATATAAATATCCAAAGTTTGATGAAGTACTAAATAGGTATAAAGAATATACAGAAGAACAACAAAATATTTTAAAATCATATTATATTAAAAAAATTGTAGGTATATTTAAGCATGCGCAATCTGGAAAAACCGAAATATGTAATAATATTATTATGAATAACATATTGAATGGAGTAAATTCAATATGTTTAGCTAAAAATACATTGGAAGCAAACGCTCAATGGAATGAAAGACTTGTAGAAGATTTAAAAAAACGTGTTAAACACAAGATAAAAGCTTATGTGTATGTTATTTCATCAAAAAAAACATCTAACCACGCGAATGATGATTATTCACCTACACATTGTAAATCGATTAATGAATTTATACAAAAAATTACAACTAATAATTTACCGTGGATTTTATTTGTTTGTTCGAATAATGTACGTGTATGTCAAGATTTACCTAAACTTCTTGCTTCATATGAAGGTTTTGTGAATAAATACCTTATAGATATTATTCCAGATGAAGCACACAATTCAAAAGAAGGAATAACTAATAGAAAAAATTTGTTTGAATGGTTAATCATAAACCCATATATAAGAAGGTTGATGCCTTGTACGGCAACAAGAAAACCGTTATTTGATGAGAAAAGTACTCTGTGGATACAACATAACTTGGAAAATAATGCTTATGGTTTTACAGAAAACTTGTATACTTCTGATTCTCCTGAATATTCCTCATTGCATGACGCAACACCCATTACATTAGAGCATATACGTAGTTTACCTAATTATAAACAATATGGTATAACTGAATTTGATAAAAAAATATTTAAAAAACATTTTAAACGTTCTATTATATATAAATCTATAACAAAACAAAAAATTACTGAAATAGAAAAAAAACGCGAAATAGATTTTCAAATACATAAAAGAATGCAATTAGAATTTTGTCATTTTTTCGATGGTGAAATAAACGCGTTTAATGATGGATTAAATATTATTGATAATATTACAGGTACATTTGATAAAGGAATTAGTTTAATTACTAGTCCTTGTCGTAATGTATTTACCGAATCTTTAATGTTACACGCAGTAAAACAACCATATAATCCTTTAATAATTGGTTTATATAATAGTGAGATTCATATAATGTATGATAAAGAAAGTTATATATATGAAAATGAAGATAATTTAAATGTTTTAAATGAAAAAATAAATGATATCATACAAAATGTAAAAAGGAAACGAATTGTAGAATCCGTTATTATTACTGGTAATCCTCAACCAACAGGAGAAAGTATTACATTCGTCCATACTGGCTATGGAACACTTAAAAATATGGTAAAATTATCTATTGGTAATGATTGTCAGTCTTATCAATCTTATTGTAGGTGTAATTATTTGATTACAAAATTTCTTCAAAATAATCCAACATTTATAAGTCCTCCAAAATATATTATTGGTGAAAAAAAATCAATAGAAGAATCGCTTGGGATAGAAAAAAGTAATGATGCTTTAATATTACACGTTATGAAAAATAAAGAAGAACTTATTATCAATAAAGATATAAAAAAGGAAGATATACGTGAAACAAATATATCTGTACCTGTACGTTTTGAAACTGTTGCTAACTCTCACAGAATTGAAGAAATAAAAAATTTATGGAAAAAATCAAAACGAGATACAGAAGATAAACATAAAATAATGATGTTATTAAAAGAATGTGTTGAAAATGAAGAGATCGAAATGAATGATAAAACAGGTAAATTTAACTTTGAATATACACTTAAAGATATTAGAAGCTATAAAAAACGTAATCAAGAAGAAATACAGAATAGAAAAGATTTACAACAAGAAAATTATAAACCATTTGAAAGTAATTATAGGTTTGAATCTTATAAAGCAAATTATTCTCAAGGCACACCCTATATAAATAATAAAACAATAATTAATCAGAATGAATGTGAAATGTTATGTTGTTTAAATAAATATTCTTATGATGATTGTAATAATGGTATAAATGAATTTTGGATTTCATATAAATTCGATAATTAAAATTGAAAGGAAAATAATACTTTATAATATATGTAAACTAGTTTATAAATGGATGAAAATGAAGAATCAACGACTCAATCAGAACTTACTCAACCATTAAACTTAATACAAGAAGAACCAAAAAAAGAAGAAATAACACAATATATCAAACAACAAATAAAAAAACTCGAAACAAACATCGAGGCGAATGATGAGAGATTACAGAAAGAAGATGAATTTTGGGTTAAAAAACGACCAGAAATTGAAACTGAATTAAAAAAAGATACAGAATTATTGAAATCATTTGTTATGATATTACATTATCATAACAAAACATCGCATAGTAAATTGAAACCTAATCCAAAATACAAAAAGAAGCCGATTTCATTGGCTTTAAAAAAACTCGTATGGGATAAACACATTGGGCTAGATATTGGTAGAACGAAATGCGTATGTTGTAAAACATCCGAAATAACATTAATTTCGTTTCACGCGGGCCACATTATCGCCGAATCAAAAGGCGGTAAAACGGATGTATCGAATTTGAAACCAATCTGTCAAAATTGTAATTGTAGTATGGGAAGTATGGATATGAATGAATTTGAGAAATCATTTGTTGGTCGAAAGAGAAGAAGTTGGTACTTTGGACGGATGTTTTTTCGGTAAAATATGTAAATGGTATATATTTGTAAATAATATATTAAAATTATTCATAATTTTATACTTTTTCTCACTTTTATTTATGTAAAAAGTATATATTAATAAAATAATTGTATTATTTCTATTGTTTTTTTAGTTGAATGAACTATCCAATATTGGATCTGTTGTTTTAAAATATTTATTCGTTCTTCCCATTCATTTTCTTTAGATTTCATAATTTGTATTACACCTAATTTATTTAATTTCCAACAAGATTTTACTAATGTTCCTTCTTGATTAGTATAATCATCTGGATTAAAACGAATAAATATAATTGGTCTGTGATGAAGGTCTTGTGATAATTCCATTAATCGTTTATTTTCACAACTACAATCATAATCAGTATGTTTATTTTCATCTATTTCAACAATAATAATATGTGTACCCATATCTAATAATAAATCTGGTCTTCGACGAGAACAACCATCTTGAACTTTTTTATCAGAAACCCAGGTAAAATTAGTAAATGTTTGTTTAATTCTATTAACTACATCTGTTTCTTTAGTTTTGTAATTACGTATTATTGGTTTATTTTGGTTTTCTGGATTATTTACAAAACACGCAAGACAATAATGTTCATATTTAGAATTACCAAATGTTTCACACCAAGATGATTTACATAATTTTGACCCATCACATATTTTACACGCTATTTTTAATTTATTATGTTTACATATTGCACTACCACCACATTCTATACATCCTTGTTTTCTTATATTATGAACACATATACCTTTTCCTCCACATTCTTTACACCCATATTTATCTATTCCATGTTCGCATATTTGACTACCTTTACATTCTTTACATCTATTTCTTCGTTTTTTATGTTCACATATCGCACTACCACCACATTCTAGACAAGTCCGTTTATTTTTATTATGTTCACATATTTCACTACCACCACATTCTATACAACGAGATTTTCTTTTATTGTGAATACATAACCCATTTCCTCCACATCCTTTATTACAATATCTTTTTTCTTTATTATGAATACAAAATACAGAACCATCACACTCTTTACAATAATATTTATTCTTATTATGTATACAAAATACAGAACCATCACATTCTTTACAACATGATTTTTTTTTATTATGAATGCATAATGCTTTACCGCCACATTCAATACAATTTCTTTTTAATATATTATGAAGCTCACATCTAGCAGAACCGTGACATTCATAACAATCATATTTATTTTTATTATGTTCACATATTTCACTACCACCACATTCTTTACATCTATATTTTCTTTTTCCATGTTCACATAAACATTTCCCCCCACATTCTTTGCAGTAATGTTTTGGTATTTCATGTTCACATAATCCCCCACCTCCACATTCTTTACAATATGTTTTTCTTTTTCCGTGTTCACATTTACTCATTTAATTAGTTAATTATAAATATATAATTAATAATCAATTTTATAATTAATCGATTAAATTGAAAAGTAATAATATTAACTTTCATAATTAATACTTCTTTAATATATGAAGTTCATTTATTTGTTTGGTTTACAAGCCTCTGGAAAAACAACTTTGATTGAGGATATTAAATCGAAGTTTGGTATCTCTCCGGTAGTAAATTTAGTGGATGATTTAGTACAGAGAGATGAAATGTACAAAACACGTGTGGAGCGCATTCTACGAAAATGTAAAACGCGGTGTTTGAAAAAACCGTCCATCAAAATATACAAACAGTTTGAGAAAGCTTATTGGCATACTCGCAAACACGGCTGTAATCGTATGCAATGTAAAAGTAAACTGATGAAGATATCTCCGTCGGGTTGCGATTGTTTCAATGACCAGCAGTTATTAAAGGCTTTTAAAGATAAAAGTGATATTATTTTTGAAACGGCGTCAACTGTGGCGCCTGACTGGCTTTTTTCATTGATTCCGAAAGAATACGAGATTATATTCTTTATAAATTTAGCACATTTGGATACGATTATGGAACGGAGCCGGGGGCGTTTTTATAAAGAAGTGATGGAATATGATGGGACGATTGCTCCGCGGTTGCCTCGTTCTGACAAAAAATATTTAGTGGAACGGCGTAAACATTTGTATACGATGTTTACGAATTTATTAAAACGGAAAGAACGTATCATTTTATATGATAATGAAAAGCATAAAGTGTTGTATGATGGAGTTCCTTTGGTTGGATTGAAACGGGTTGTAATGAAATTTTTTAAATATTAATATATATATATATATGAAACAAAAAAAAAAACCTAGAACGACAACAATGAGTCCTGCCGCCTCAAGTGTAGGTTCATCCATTGCAGCACCATTAATGAGTCCTGCCGCCTCAAGTGTAGGTTCATCCATTGCAGCACCATTAATGAGTCCTGCCGCCTCAAGTGTAGGTTCATCCATTGCAGCACCATTAATGAGTCCTGCGGCACCATTAATGAGTCCTGCCGCCGGAATTAAGGTGTGGGATGGATTATTCCAAGGTTCTGGTGATGTGTTTAATAGTCAAAATGTTGGTTATAAAAATTTTGTACAAACATATGTCGCCCCATTGGGTGTCGACCCAACTGGTTCGAGTAATTATACTGAACAACCAAATGTAGATTTTTATAAAATAATTGAAATAGTTCGAGATGTAAGGGATTCATCTGTTGCAAGGTATACCAGAGATGAGATAATATTGAGATGTAAACCTGTTTTTGTATTATTATGTATTAATTGTATTGTACATTTTTTTTCAATGGAAGAAGATGAAGAAGTCAAATTAACTATGATTGATGATACTTTGTTTGACTGTTTTAATCGTGAAAATAATCGTGAAAATAATCGTGAAAATAATCGTGAAAATAATCGTGAAAATAATCGTGAAAATAATCGTGAAAATAATCGTGAAAATAATCGTGAAAATAATCGTGAAAATAATGGTCAACATAATGGTCAAGCGGAATTTGCAACTATCAATAATAGTAGTGAACCGATGGGAGCTAGAAGTGAATTAAATAAAATAATTTTAAGTATACAACAATTTACATCAAGCAGGGGATATGATGGAAGACGAGTATTAATTGAATATTTATCTCAACACGGTGCTGTAGAAATATTAAGAATTACACAAAAATATATGACTGAAGAAAATTTGTTACATATATGGGGTTTAATAAATGAACCTACTGATAATGGTACAACTAGAGCACCAATAGTTTCAACATTATTAAGCACACTAGACAGTATGTTTGATGGTGATGAAGATGATGAATTATTAGACCTAAAAATATTAACAATAAATATTATGAAAAATACACCATTAGGAGGAAAAAATAATAAAAGTAAAAAAGTAAAAAAAAGTAAAAAAGTAAAAAAAAGTAAAAAAGTAAAACACAATAAAAATAAAAAACAATCAACAAAATTATATGGTGGAGGAAAAAAAGGAAAATTTGAAAAAACATTAAGAGTAAAGCCAAAAAGAACAGCTAATGAGATTGATATTAGTAATTTAGATAGATTAAAAGAAATGGTTGAAAGGTTTAAAATGTTTAAAAATGTTTATGACCTTCGTAATTTTAGGATTAATGATGTAAATGGTAATTTAACTCAACTTGATGTTACCATTGTAGATGAAGAATTAAGAAAAGTTGAATTAACATTAGCCCCAATTGATGCTTTTTGTAAAAGAGCAGTTGAAGAACAAAAAAAAATAGAACAAAAATTTTTAGAAAATTATAGTAAAGAAAGGACTAAAAGTAAAATGAATGAGTGTAAATTAGCTTATGTTGTTACTGAAAGTTATATGACTATGAAAGGACCATTAATGGCAAGTATTATTCGTTTAGATTTAACTGCTTTACAAAATAATATATTAATATTATCGCCTGTTATTAAACAATTATATAGTGATACGCCTGACCCAAATTTTTTTAAAGATGAAGCGTGTGTTGAACAATTATTTCGATTAATGAAAAACGTATTTGGTATGCCAAATTTACAAGTAGAACCAGCAGAACATGTGTGGGCAGATGAAGAAGCTTATATAAGAAAATCAGAAAATGGTGTAGTAGAAGTATCTAGAGCATTAAGTTACTTTATTAAAACATTAGGTCGTATATCATATCCTATTCAAACAAATATTATAACTGCGGGTATACAAATGTTTGACCCTTTAAACCCTAAAAAAGTAAAAAGGTCATTAAAAAAATTAAGTTTAATAAAAAGGGATGAGAATGATTTAAATTCTTTAAAAACTATAATGAAAAAATTATGTCCTGCGTCTGATCTACCTCAATTGGACGGTTTATTACGTGTATCTGGTAGAAGAGAGAATCATTCTAGAACAGAAAATTTTTGTGGATATTTTAGAGCTTGTATGTATGATGGTACAATTTATACTGATGAAAATATGGATACAATAGAGTGGAAAGGTGGGTCATTATTTACCGCAACAAGACAAAAACAAAACATTGAGGTTCGAGTTATGAATG